CTATAAATATAGAAGAAGATATTTTATATAATTCCGAATATGTTGAAGAGGGGGGTTATAAAGTTCATGATTTCAAAAAAATAAAACCATCTTTTAAAATCGATATTTATCAAAATAAAGGCGAATCTTTTGCCTCTTTATTAGAAAATCCTTCTGAGGATATAAAATCAAATAATGAAAATCCAATCGAACAAAAAACAGAGGAAGAAATTTTAGCGGAATTTCAGAGAGAAGCGAGTTCATTAAGATCTAAATAATTTAATATGCCAAAAAAGAAAAAAGGCATTGTTAGACCCTCTTTTGAAGAATCGATAGAAATAATCAATTCTGAAATACAAAAACGCAAACATCGTTGGCATCTTACCGCAATTGCATGGATGGATTTTGAAGATATCGCGCAAAGACTACGACTACATATTTACAAAAAATGGGAGAAATGGGACCCAGCTCGCCCTATGCGTCCTTGGTTAAATCAAGTCATTAATCATCAAATGACTAATATGCTAAGAAATCATTATTCCAATTTTTCACGCCCATGTTTGAAATGTCCATTTAATACTGGAGAATACGGATGTTCAATTTATGGTACGCAAAATAATTCATGCAAAGATTATAAAAAATGGGAAAAAAGTAAAAAATCTGCATATGATGTTAAATTTCCATTAAGTATTCATAGTCCAAATCATGATAACCCAGAAACTACTTTGGAAAATATATTACATGATACAGAGTATATTCTAGACATAGAAAGCTTGATGCCACTTTTTCATGAAATGATGAAAAAACATTTAAGTACAATTGAATGGAAAGTTTATGATTATATGTTTCTTCAACATTTGGGAGAGGCAGATGTAGCAAAAAAAATGGGTTATAAACTAAGTTTAAAAGAAGGGCGGCCAGCTTATAGACAGATTAGTAAAATCAAATCTAAAATTTTACAAAAAGCGCGTGAAGTTGTAAAGGAGGTTTTATAATGGAAGAAATTCTGACATTAGAACAGCAAAATAGATTAAAAGAATTTTTGCAAAAAAATCCTGAAGCTACCCTTACAGAGATTACCGCTTACACTTATAATAATGAAAATATTGATAGCCGTAGTAAAGAAGGACGTATACTAAAAAAATATCTATTAGATAATAATATTGAATATAAAAATCGTTCAATATTTCAAAGAGATCGTGTTTCACTAACTAAAGATCAAGAAGAATTTATAAAAAATAATTATAAAAATCAACATTATTTAGACATGGCAAAAATTTTATTTAAAAATAATAATTTAACCCATTTAAGTCTTGAATCGCGCGAAGTTAACAAATATGTTAACAAACTACAAAAGGCTGATCCTACATATTTAGATATGACTACTTATGTCCCTAAAGAATCAGAGGCGCCAGCACAAAGTCATATTGGGGAATATTTTCCACCGCGCCGTATGGATCAAACTTTGTATAGAATTAATAAATATCTTAATTTAGGCTGGGAAGAAAAGAAATTAAAAGCTATGCAACTTAAACAGGTTGAAATGCTTCAAAGATATTTGAATACTTTTAGTTTTTGCTATCAAATTAATACTTATCGCCGTGAAGATGACCGTAAATTATTTGAGGATGCTTTTATTCGTTATACATATGACAAGGAAGATTTAACACAAGAAGAATTAGATCAATTTATTACTTTATGCACAGAAGTTGTTACGGCTTCTACAATTTTACAACAAGTTGAAGATTTGCGTCAATTATTACGTCAAGCCTCCGAAGAGGATGAGGGGCGCAATATTAAAATGAGTCTTAACGAGGCGATTAGTAGCTTACAAACTGAGTATAACCAATGTCGTAATAGGCAAAATAAATTATATAAATCACTTGTGGATGATCGATCTAAAAAAATACAGGAGCGGAAACAAGAAAACGCTAGTATTCTTAATTTAGTACAGGCATGGAAAGACGAGGAGCGTCGTAAAAGTATTATTCATCTCGCAGAAGCCCAAAAACAGAATTTGGAAGATGAAGCTAAACGCCTGTCTTCTATGGATGAGTTAAAAGCGGTAATTCGTGGAATTGATATTGATGAAATGGTTCATAGTTAATATAATATATTATGAATAAAAATAAAATTTATTTAAAATGTAAAGTTTGTGGAGAAGAATTCAATTCTTTCTCAGACCTTCAAAAACATTTAAGATTTTATCATAAACTTTCTTGCAAAACATATTTTGAAACATATTGGAAACGTATTGACCGTTTTAATGGTAGTAAATTAGAATATAAATCATTTGACCAATATATTACCTGTGATTTCGTCGATAAGAAAAACTATAAAAACTGGCTAAAGACTTTGTCTCAAGAAGAGTGCGCTGATTATTTTAAAAGTAAATTAGACCAATATTGTAATTTAAAAAACATAGAAGTTGCCCCTTGTCAAGTAGAAGCTCAAAGTATTAATTGTTTATTACCAATAAGTACAATGGAAGCTTTGTCTGGAATGTGTTACAATGATCTATGCCAAAAAATTGGATTACATTCCAGATTTAATTATCAAATTCCAGAGGATATTTCATGGACTCCAATTGCACAAATTATTGTAGATAGCCGTGAACAAAAGCCTTTTGATTTTAAAGAGCATACTATCTTAAATTCTAAATTAGAATATGGTGATTATTCTCTACATCCTAATAATAAATTAGCTATAGAAAGAAAAAGCTTAAGTGATTTATATGGAACTTTAAGTGGTGGGCGCGAGCGATTCGAACGCGAAATTCAAAAAGCTAAAAAACTAGACGGTTATATTGTAGTTGTTGCCGAATCAACTCTTAACAATATGATTTACCAAAAACAAAAATTTGGAAAAGCTTCTGGTGAGTTTATTGCTCATAATATGCGACAATTATTAAGGAAATATGATAATTTACAATTTGTTTTTTGTGATGACCGTGAAGATGCTAAAATTAAAACTCTACATATCTTAGCAATGAATGAAGAAGCTTGTAAATTTGATTTGCAATATTATTTTGATACACTATGGCACTTATAGTAGGAAATCAAAAAAAATCTAAACCATTAGCTAACGTTAATAAAGAGTTACTGAATTTAAAAGGTGATTTAACTGACGAAGAGGCAAGGATTAGTCTTGCTAAATTTCTAAGATATAATCTTGGTTTTACCACGGAATTATCTATGGGTTTAACATTAGAAGCGTATCAAGAATTAACACTTAATTCTTTTTTTAATAGAAATTATTGCATGTTAGTTTGGGGTCGTGGTGGCGCTAAAAGTTTTTGCGCTGCAATCTATTGTATTCTTAAATGTATATTAGAGCCTGGGACTAAAATACTTATTGCGTCTATTAACTTTCGTACTAGTCGCCGTGTTTTTAATGAAATTGAAAAATTTTTAATGTCTCCAGGCGCGGCTTTAGCGAGACAATGTTTTGGTTTAAAAAGTAAACGAAATGACCAATACGAATGGCAAATTAATGGTGGTAGTATTACAGCTATTCCATTAACTGGAGAAAAGATTCGTGGTATCCGCGCTAATGTACTTATTTTGGACGAGTTTTTACTTTTACCTCCAGATATTATTGACAATGTTCTTATTCCATTCTTAAGCTCCCCAAGAGACGTAGGTGAACGTATTCGTATTAGAAAATTAGAAGAAGAATTAATAAAAAAGGGTTTATTACATCCAGATAATCGGCATATTTTTGAGAACACATCTCAAATGTTATGTTTAAGTTCAGCAAGCTATACTTTTGAACATTTATTTCGTGTTTATCAGCAATGGTCACATTTAGTAGAACACCCAGACGAGCAAGAGTCTAAAGAAGGCGAGCTTCCTGGAACATATTTTATTTCTCAATTAAGTTATGAAGCCTTACCGCAACATATGGTCGATCAAGGCGCTATCCAAGTTGCTAAAAGTGGTGGGAGTTCACACCATTCGTTTTTACGTGAATATTGCGCCCGTTTTATTGATGGTGGGGATAGTTATTTTTCACCTAAAAAAATGCATGAATGTACGATTTCAGATGGAGAATATCCAACTACTAAGGTAATTGGTGATAGTGATAAAAAATATATTTTAGCAATTGACCCGAACTTTTCGTCTTCTAAAGTTGCTGACTATTTTGCCATGAGTGTGATTGAGTTGGATGAAGAAAAAAAACAAGGCGTGTTAGTTCATGGATACCAAGCTGCGGGGTCATCATTACAAGATCATATAAAATATTTTTATTATTTATATAAAAATTTTAATATTGCCTTGATTATTATTGACCATGCGGGTGCGGATACTTTTATAGATGCAGTAAATAATTCTCAGTTTTTTAAAGACATGAATCGTAAAGTTGGCTTTGTAGATTTTGATTCTGATAAAGAAAATGAAGATTATACAAAAATGTTAAAAGATTGCGCTCGTCAATATAATAAAGATTTTGGCAATATATGTATTAAACAATATTTTACAAGCTTCTTTTTGGGTCGCGCGAATTCTTATTTACAAACTTGTATTGATCATAAAAAAATATGGTTTGCCTCGCGCGCGAGCAACCATCCTGATATTTTAGAAAATATTTTTACAATGAATCTTCCGATGGAGTATATATATCCTAGAGGTATTGGAGAAAAAGCGGATAACGAATATGAAACAAAAAAATTGACAGTCCGCGAATTTATAGAAGAGCAGGACTTCATTGTTCAAGATACGAAAGATCAATGTGCTAATGTTGAAGTAACCACAACATCTAGGGGTACCCAAAGTTTTGATTTGCCATCACATTTAAGAAAATCTACAAGTATAAATAGAGCTAGAAAAGATAACTATACTACTCTTATGTTAGGAAACTGGGGGGTTAAAGCTTATTTTGATATAATGGCTCCAGAAAATTTTGCAAAGAAAAATACAGAGTTTGTCGCAGAATTAATCTAATAAAATATAAGATTTTAGTGTAATAACCTGTTATAATAAATTATGGCACGAAATAATAATAAAAATATTAAATTTCCAGAACCACAGGTAATAGAAGGATCTATAAAGTCAAAAGACACTATAGAGTTAAAAGCAAGTCGTGGAGAGGTTAATACTTCTGTAAGAAGAAATCGAGCGTCTACTATTTCAAGAACAGATAAATATAAAAATATTGAGGGTGGAGTTATTCCTTTTATTTATGGTGGTGGGTACGGAAAGTATACTTCTAATATTAGTGTTAAAGATACTATTATTTTATGTCAAAAAGCCTATTATAACTTTTCAATATTTAGGAATACTATTGATTTAATGACTGAATTTAGTTGCTCTCCAGTTTATTTTACCGGTGGAAGCGAGCAGTCAAGGAAATTCTTTCAAGCATGGGGTGATAGAATTAATTTATGGCGTTTACAAGATATGTTTTTCCGTGAGTTTTTCCGTAGCGGAAATGTTTTTCTTTATAAATTAAATGCTGAATTTACAAAACAAGATATGCGTGTTTTATCGGACTTAATCACAACAGAAGCAAGGACTGGGGAAATTCCAGTTAGGTATATCATGTTAAACCCTGCTGATATTCAAGCTATCGGATCAGCTTCATTTATTACTCCTCAATATGTTAAAGTTTTAAATGATTTTGAAATGAAGGTTTTAGTAAACCCAGATAATGAACAAGATCGACAATTGGCTCAGCGTGTAAAAAATTTAAAAGATATAAAAAATACAAGCAATATAACACCAACAAATCAATACATGGTTTTTGAACTAGAGTCAGATAAATTTATACCAGTTTTTTATAAAAAACAAGATTATGAACCATTCAGTGTCCCAATGGGCTTCCCAGTTCTCGAAGATATTAACTGGAAGCAGGAACTTAAAAATATGGATATGGCAATCAGCCGTACTATACAGCAAGCAGTCCTATTGGTTACAATGGGAAATGATGAAGTTGGTATGCCGACCAAAGAACAAATCGGAACATTAAGAAAAATTTTTGAAAACGAAAGTGTTGGTAGAATTTTAGTTAGTGATTATACGACAGATATTAAATTTATTATTCCTGAAATTAGTAATATTTTAGATCCTAAAAAATATGAAGTTGTAGATCGTGATATTCGTTACGGTCTTAATAATGTTCTTTTTGGTGAAGAAAAATATGCTAATACTAATACTAAAATTGAAGTATTTCTTTCTCGTTTAAAACATGCACGTGAGACATTCATGAATGATTTTTTACTTCCAGAAATGAAAAAAATCGGTAAAAATCTTGGATTTAAAAATTTACCAACAGCACGTTTTAAAGATGCGGATTTTAAAAATGATACAAACTTAACTCGTATTTATTCCAGATTAATTGAATTAGGAGTATTAACTCCAGAAGAGGGAATCACAGCTATTGATACTGGGCGCTTACCTCTTCCGGAAGAAAGTATTAAATCGCAAGAACAATTTAAAACTCTTCAAGAAGATGGCTTATATCAACCTCTTTTAAATAAACCTCAACAACAACCTGTTGGGCGCCCATCTGGTACAGACGCTCCTCAAGCAAATAAAGCTCCGAGATCAACGCCTACAGTTCAAGCTTCTGAAGATAAATCTAAAATTAATGCAGATTTAGTTGCTAAAAATTTAGCCAAATTTGATAATTTAATAGAATCAATTGAAAATTCTTTAAAAGAAAAATTTGATCGTAAAAGACTAACTAAAGAACAAAAAGAAATTATTCAAACTGTTGCAGAGACAATCGCAACAAATGAAAACCCTAAAGATTGGATAAATAAGATTACCGATTATATTAATAAACCAGTCCAATATAATGTCAATATGCAAGAAATAAATAAAATTGCTGAAGAGTTTGGTTTAGATTACAAAACAGCTATTTTACTTTATCACAGTAAAATATAAATTATTAATATAATTAATTATTTAGTGTAAAGTATCCTATGGTTCCTGGAAATTATAATTTACCAACTGGTTATAGAGGCGATACTTATGGCCCAATATCTTTTTATTTTTTAAATAATAGCGGTAGCGGTATAAGTTTTCATAATTACACTGGAGCGTTACAAGTTAAAAAATTTGAAAGTTCTAATACGGTAATTGGTTGGTACACAACAGATAGCTCAATGACAATTAGTGGCAATAAAGTAACTTTATTGCCCAAAAATGGTGATTGTATGAAAATTTTTCCTGGTATTTATAATTTTGATTTGCAACTCAGTTCCGGAAATAAAACAAGAACATATGTCAAAGGAAAGTTTCCTATAGAAGGAGATATAACAGATTTATAAAAATATGTCTGATGAAATTTATATTAATGTAAACGAAGACTCGAATGATATTCTTGTTCAAGTCGCAGAATTTGACCAAGTTCTTTCGGTTAATGGTGAAACTGGTAATGTTATTGTTGATAAAAATACTATTGGTTTAAGCAATGTTGAAAATGTTAGTATTGTTGCTACTAGCGGACATTTGCAAAATCAAATTCCAAAAGAAAATAGTATACAAGAATCGCAATTCGGATTAAAAAATTATTATTTAACTGGTTCGAATGATAATTATATTTTATATCTCAATTGTTATGGCGGGACTGGTAATATTTATTTAGAACAACAGACTAAAACAGCAATCGGGTCAAAATATGTTTTTCAGTTTATAGGGTTAGCGCGCACGACTTTGAATATATACGCGAGCGGACTCTCAGCACCAACACCCCCATTAACGATTGTTCCGAAAATTTTATATTCAACCGTACAAGAAGGATCTAAAAATCGCCAACTAGAATTTACTTTATTAAATAATACTATTTCATTTCAACCTGTTGACGAGTATTTGTTTACAGAAAGAACACCATCTACTAGTTTACCATTAGATGATAGATACGTTTGGACACAAACTGGAACTCAATCTATTATTGGTTTAAAAATGTTTAGTGAGCGCCCACTTGTTAATGGGACTGGATTCGTTTTAAGTAATGAGCTTGACTTAGTTTCAAGTAGCGCCGTTTATAAAACTGGCGATCAAACAATCAGTGGCGTTAAAACTTTCGTAAATACAACTCGTGTTGACAGCGTTGATTTTATAAGAAATTTTAGAGCGACGGGAACACCTTATAATTTTACTAGTAATCAGTTCTTTGACTTTGGGCCAACTGGTTTCTTATTTACAGGATGGAATTTAGCGCCAATCAATCCTTCTGATGATAGTCGAAGTATAAAATTAAGTAATGGTAGTTATACTGTAGTTACCATTAATCAACCTGCTGGCGGCGGCAGCAATGTAACCTGGGAAGCTATTCCAAATAAAAATGATTTATCTAATAGAATATCTTTTAATTTATATTCTGGTAATACACCTTTTAAAGCGGCTTTTGTTAATGTTGGTCCAGAAACCATTTCTGTTTCTGGGTTCTTACCTAGAGAATATGATAGATTTATTATAAGATATGTAGGGGGTGGCGGCTTATTACCATCTGTTAATGTTTCTGGAAATTTTGGCGTTAACAATGAAATAAGATTAGAAGCTCGTGATAATAGATTATTTTTAGGAAGTTCTGGCGTACTATTTCAAAATGAAACTTCCGCACTTTCAACTGCTAATTATATTACTGTTCCAGTAACTGATAATCCTATGACTAATGGAACAAATTTATTAGCAGCTTATGCTAAAGCAAAAACAACATTACCTAATGGTAGCGCACTTTCTGCGACAAATAGGTTAGCAATTATTTTACCACCGGCGATTTATGATCTTGGGACGCAAAGTTTAACTCTCGATACTCAATATATTGATATTATTGGTTCTACTCCAGATAGAAGCAAACATCATATCAAAAGCGATATTGGGATAACAAATAGGGGCACTATCCAACAAACTGCAAACAATGTTAAGTTATATAATTTAACAATAGAAAATGTAGATAATACTTATATTAAAAACTATGCCGCATCAGATCCGGCCGCATATTTTCCCAGTTCTAATTTAAATAATACATATTTAGAGAATATAAATTTAATTGGAAGCGTTAATATTTGGTCGATGCGTTTATCCATAGAGTATTCGGGAACTTTTAAAAATTGCACTAGTGGGGATTTTGCTTTCGGGGCCACTGGGTCCGCAAGCGGAACTTTCGAAGATTGCACTGGTGGAGATTACGCATTCGGTGGCGATGGTGGAACCGCAAGCGGAATTTTCAAAAATTGTACTGGTGGAGATGGCGCATTCGGTGGCGATGGTGGAACCGCAAACGGAATTTTCAAAAATTGCATTGGTACATATGCCGCATTTGGCGGGGATCTTGGAACCGCAAGTGGAACTTTCGAAAATTGTACTGGTGGAAATTATGCATTTGGTTATACTGCAAGTGGAACTTTCGAAAATTGTACTGGTGGATATAGCGCATTTGGTGGCTATGGAACCGCAAGTGGAACTTTCGAAAATTGTACTGGTGGAGATTATGCGTTTGGCGGCGCTGCGACTGCAAGTGGAACTTTCAAAGATTGTACTGGTGGAGATTATGCATTTGGTGGCTATGGAACCGCAAGTGGAACTTTCGAAAATTGCATTGGTACATATGCCGCATTTGGCGGGGATCTTGGAACCGCAAGCGGAACTTTCAAAGATTGCATTGGTACATATGCCGCATTTGGCGGGGGTCTTGGAACCGCAAGCGGAACTTTCGAAAATTGTACTGGTGGAGATTACGCATTCGGTGGCGATAGTGGAACCGCAAGCGGAATTTTCAAAAATTGTACTGGTGGAGATGGCGCATTTGGTGGCTATGGAACCGCAAGTGGAACTTTCGAAAATTGTACTGGCGGAGATTATGCATTTGGTGGCTATGGAACCGCAAGTGGAACTTTCGAAAATTGTACTGGTGGAGATTATGCGTTTGGCGGGGATATTGGAACCGCAAGCGGAACTTTCAAAGATTGTACTGGTGGAGACGGCGCATTCGGCTATGATGCAAGTGGAACTTTCGAAAATTGTACTAGTGGAAATTATGCATTTGGTTATACTGCAAGTGGAACTTTCAAAGATTGTACTGGTGGAGATGGCGTATTCGGATCTAATGGAACTGCAAGCGGAACTTTCAAAGATTGTACTGGTGGAGATGGCGCATTCGGTGGCGATGGTGGAACCGCAAACGGAATTTTCAAAAATTGCACTGGCGGAGATTATGCATTTGGTGGCTATGGTGGAACCGCAAGCGGAACTTTCAAAGATTGTATTGGAGGAAACGGCTCTTTTAACTTATAATAAATTATGACAATATATACGAAAACACAAAAAAATGTAACCTTTAAAAAAATAAATGTTTCAAAAGGCGAAGACAATAAACCCAAAAGGGAAGAATCTGACCCATCTTCAGAGGAGTCTTCTATTTTAGAAAACCATTACAATAATATAACCGCAAATTTAAATGATTATGAAACTTTAATAAGTTTTGATGTAAATAATATTGAAGATCTTGGTGGTATTTTAAATTATAGAAACTCTAAAGGAGATCATAAACAAGTAAGGTATTAAAATGAGTAATCAAGTATTTCATTTTTCAAATACGGGAATATCATCTGGACAAAGATTTTATCTTAAAGATGATGTGTCTGGTATTTTTTTAAGAAATCTTGTAATTAATTCGGATTTTCCAGTACTTGGTTCAAATTTAGTTTACAATACCGGAACTCAAACAATTAGCGGTTTAAAAACTTTTGCCACGCGCCCACAAGTTAATGGAACTGGCGTTCTTTTGAGCGGCGAAAGTATTCTTGATAATCAAATATCGAATAGTACTTCAGCAGGGCGCACTTTATTAACTAGTAGCGTACAAGGACAAAGAGATTCTTTATCTATCTTTCCTGCTTATGATAGTTATAAAGATCTTGTTCTTAATGGGCCTAAACAAACAAGTAGAGTTTACGTAACAGTAGATAATTGGAGAACTTATACATGGAGTCCAAGTCAAAGTCAATATATAGAAGTATCGCCATCAAATTTATTTATAAATACTATTTTTAATAGTGATTTTAATAATTTAAACGGACTAACATTCCAAACCTCTGAATGGTTGAATGGCGTACCAACTGGTTGGTCTGGAAACAATACTTCTTATACAATTTACAGTGGCTTGGACACTAATAATTTTGTAGCTAATATAGGGCAGTTATCTACAGGACCTTCTGGCAATTCTTTTCGTCAAAATTTAGGAAGATTACCAATAACTTCAAATGTTGAATTGACATTTACTTTAATAAATTCTTTTCCATCTTTTGGTACTCCAATTTTAAATGCAGCAATATATGATTCAAATTATAATAATCTTGCAACAGGCTCATATATTACAACAAATAGCGGTACATTTACATTAACTGGAAATTCAATTCCAGCAAATACTAATATTATTGTAGGATTTTGGACTAATCAAGGTAATCCAGCTTTAGATAATGTATTTGTTAAAAATACATATACTAATGTTGCTTCTATTGAAGATATAAAAAATATAGTTTATAATACTGGCAATCAAACTATTAGTGGTATTAAAAATTTCGCGTCTCGCCCAACTGTTAATGGAACTGGCGTTCTTTTAAGCGGTGAGGTCGCACAAGCGGATTTAAGTTCGACCGTCCGAACTACTGGAGATCAAACTATTAGTGGTATTAAAAATTTCGCGTCTCGCCCAACTGTTAATGGAACTGGCGTTCTTTTAAGCGGTGAAGCAGTTAGAAGCAATGGCACAATCAATACGATGGTAAAACTAACGCAATCTCAATATAATGCTCTTTCACTAAAAGACCAAACAACTTTCTATGTAATTGTAGGCTAATATGTTATTACAAGAAGCCGATAATTTTCTTTTAGGAACTGGAATTGTCAATCGTTTATACATGGGCGAAACACTGGTTTGGCCAGTTCCAAGTGGAAATCTTTGGCAATTTATAGCTAATCCATTTAATAAAACTTTGTTGGGTTTTAGCGTGGTTTATAATAATGGAAATGTATTCGCAAATTGGGGTGACGGAAATGTAAGCGGTATAATTTCTAATACAGGTTATAATCATACTTTTGAATAATAAAGTTTTTATAATTTATTTCATGTGTATATAAATATATGAGATACTTATTAATATTTAGCGTGTTTTTAACTGGGTGTATTTGTTTGAACCCAGATCATAAAAAATCTGCGCCCCCAATTGCTAATACTGGAGAAGTAATTAGTTCGTTAGAAAAAACAAAAACGGAATTAGAAAAAGCTGGCGAGTCAAACACTTTAGTCGGTGAAAAAGTTGACAAAGCGTTGACTCTCGCTGAGCGTTTAGAAAAATTGTTAGAACAAATAGAACAATCAGAACCAAAGATAGTAAAGGACCCAATTAAATGAAAAAATTATTACCATTAATTATATTGCTAGTTTTACCTATAACAAGTTATGGACAATTCTGGAAACCAAAACCCAAAGCAACACCAAAACCTACCCCTGTAGTTGTTGAAAAAACAAAAACACCCGTTCAAGATGCTAAATTAATTATTAAAGAATTGAAAAATGAATTAAATGTCGCTAAAACTGAGAATTCTAAATTAACACAAAGCTTAAATCAAGCACGTTTAGATCTTGATCAAAGTTTTGCAGAAATTGATAAGCTTAATAAAGATATAGATACATTAAAAGAATGGGGTGTTGTTCAACAGGCAGAGTCTCAAAAATGGTTAGAAAAATATACAAACGCAGTAAAACGTTATCATCGTTTAAAATGGATTGCTGCAATTATAGCTGGGGCAGTTGGCATTCTTTTAGGTTTACAAATTATGGGCTTTGTTCCACCGCCATATAGTTTATTAGTACCAATTGGTGGAGCGGGATTATTTGCAACTTTAGTTTGGATATTTTTATAAAGAATATGAATAAGATAATAGAATATTATGAAAAAGTTGTAGCTTGGGTTCAAGCAAATCCTGGTAAAACAACATTGATTGGAATATTTGCTGCTGGTTTATTAATTGGCGCAATATTATTTTAATATATGTGGGCAAATTTAAAAAATATAGCTAATAATGCCGCATCTTTTTTAAGTTCAAACAAGGTACCCCCAGGAACCCCAATTGAATTACAATCTTCATTGCGAAATGAAAATCATTTTAAATCTAAAAAATTCTTTTTAGCATTTTCTTCGTTTATTGGATTATTGGCTTTTTATTTACTATCGGTTTGTATATTGTTTTTATTGCCAACAAAAAATGAACTCATAGCTGGATATGTAACAATTTTTACTAAAACAATTGAGATTATCGCTATTATTGTAGCAAGTTATATTGGTGTTCAAGCGGCTGTTGATTTTAAATATGGAAGCAGTTCAAATGTTAATTTAGATTCTATATTAACATCCGAACAAAGAGAAGAAAAAATTATTGAAGAACAAACGATTATTTATGCGAATAAATATAAAGATGACCCATCTTATGCGCCAATCGATTGGGTTTTTAGTTACGGAGATCAACAATGAAAGCATTAGAACGTGGAGATGTAAGTGAAGAAGTAAAACAATGGCAATTGTTTTTACAAAGTGCTGGTTATAAAATTCCTGCTGTTGATGGCGCATTCGGACCACAAACTGAAAAAGAAACTATTAAATTTCAACTAAAAAATGGTCTTAAACCAGATGGCGTTGTTGGCCTCAAAACTTGGAAATTTGTAACGAACGTTTCAAAAAATACGCCACTATCACAACGCTGGCCAAAACAAGATTATAATAGTATGGTTGATTTTTATGGGCCAGTTGGGGAGAATACTACATCTTTAGAAATACCATATCCAATGAAATTGGCGTGGGCCAAAGGAACGGTAATTAAAAAATTTACATGTCATCAAAAATGTGCAAAAAGTTTTTATAATGTTTTTGAAAAAGTATTCAAAACATATGGAGAAAAAGAAATTGAAAGATTAGGACTAAATTTATTCGGAGGGTGCCTTAACGTTAGAAAAATGCGGGGTGGAAATTCTTGGAGTACCCATTCCTGGTCTTGTGCTATAGATATTGATCCAGATCGTAATCAATTAAAATGGGGTAAAGATCGCGCGAAAATGGCACATCCAGATTATAATGATTATTGGAAATTTGTTGAAGACGAGGGTGGGGTTAGTTTAGGTCGTCAAAGAAACATGGATTTTCAACATTGGCAATTTGCAAGATTATAATAATAAAATTATAAAAATTAGTGTAATATATTTATAATAACAAAATGCCGACTTACGAAGATGAGCCAGTAAAAAATGTTGAACCTCTAACTGGGTTTGATTTGTCCGATTTACTTTTTTCTTTTTCGCGCCCCATCTCTATGTGCGCCATGGAGTTAGGTAAGGTTGAAAATAATAAAATTATTGTGAGTAGCAAACTCAAAAATGTTGCCCTCTTGGAAGAACAAAGTGTAAATTTACAAATGGATAAAATGAAAGATTTTAAATACTCGATTCGTTTTGATGGCATTATTGTACAAGCAATGGTTTCATCTGATGAAGATAAATATTTAGCAGTAGCCTCGGTTGATCAATTAAAAGAATATCTTCCCAAAAATGTTGATCTTGACGTTAACCGTGATTTAATGGGCGTTGCTTTTGACGCTTTTGTTGTTAATCGTGGAAATAAGAATGGCCATATAATTAGTACAGACGTTGCTTTGGCAATGGTTGAAAATTTTATTAATAAACCATTTAACATCGAACATAATCGTAAAGTTGTAGTTGGTGTCTGTACTGGTTATGGATTTAGTGAATTTGGTAGTAGTAAGCCATTAACTCTTGAGGAAGTAAAAGCAATGAAAGATCCTTTTAATGTTGTTCTTTCTGGTTATGTATGGAAAATTGTAAATCCAGAATTTGCTTCAGAGCTTGTTGAGAGTAGCGATCCATCTTCTAATAAATATTTATCAGTTAGTGCTAGTTGGGAACTTGGGTTTAATGAATTTAATGTTGCTAAAGGTAATAAGAACTTAGCTGATGCAAGTATTATAGAAAATGAAGAAGATATTATAGAACTTAAAGATCGTTTAAAAGTTTTTGGTGGTAATGGTCTTAGTGAAGATGGTGAAATAATTCTTTTAAATCTTCAAGGGAGTGTTCTCCCTTTGGGTATTGGTTTTACAAATACTCCTGCTGCTGAAGTTAGTGGTGTTGTTATTTCTTATGATAAACCACAAGTAGAAAAAGAATCCAAAGCTTCTATGTATGAAGTTAAAGAAGGTTTTGAAGGATGTAATGGGTTTGCTGTTTTAGAAGATGGTGAATTATATAAATGCTTTGAAACTAAAAAAGAAGCCGAAGATTATGTAAAAATGGAACAAGAAGATGATGAAGAAGAAAATGAATTAGAATCTTCTGAAATTAAAATAAATAAAAAAAGTGTCCAAACCGTAAATAAAAATGTAAAAATTAATATGCAACTAAAAAATATTGATGATATTACGGAAGATTCCATGAAAGAAGTTGCTGCTAGTGAAGTTCGTGAATTTATTTCGAACCGCATCGCAGATCTTGCTAAAGAATGGAAATTAAAAGTTGAAGAAAAAGAAACTGCACTACAAGCCGCAGAAGATCAAATTTCTGCATTAAAGGTTGACCTCGAATCAATCAAAGCTGATAGTGATAAAGTAAAAGAAGAATTCAATAAAATTCAAGAAGACCTCAAGGCCAAAGAAATTGAAGCCAATTTTCAACGCAGAATGAGCTTACTTGATGAAGAATTTGATCTTACTGATGAAGATCGTAGTATTATTGCAGAAGATTTAAACGCCATTGAAAACGATGAACAATTCGAAAAATGGTATAAAAAGTTCTCTACATTCGCCGCAGCTAAAAAGAAATCAGCAAAAGCTGAATATAAAAAGGAAGAAATGAAAAAAGAAGAAATGAAAGAAGAAAAAGCTTCCGAAATAGCCGCGACAGAAACTAAAACAGTAGAAGAAGTAATTTCGAGTGCAGAGGTCAAGGAAGAAGTTCTTCCAAATGCTTCCTCTCCTCAAGAAGCAACATTAGTTGAAAAAATTAGTGCTGCTTTCAATAAAAATAGCGTAAAAATTAAATAATAGAAAAATAAATATATGGCAAATTTAAAACCGTTTAGAGATTATGATGAGCACGATGTAATCAACTTATTTGCTGTCAACTCTTCAAGCCTTAATAAAGGTAGTGTTGTTGTAGCTGATGGCAATGGCGTTGATTTTCGTAATCCTTCAATATTAGATAATCTTTCACCTTATTCAAATACGTACTCGGCACAATTTAATGTTCCTTGGACGGTTAGCGCAGCACCTTCTGGAGCTAGCGGAAAAATCGTTGGACTTCTTCTTAAAGATGTTCGTGAAGTTGATGAAAATGGAGAAAGATTAATGCACAATCCACGCAAGGCAGCCGAAATGGATGTTATTATTAGTGGACAAGCATGCCCAATTCTTACAAAAGGTTTAGTTCTCGTTAGCGGTATCGCTGGAGAACCAAACTTTGGTAGTGGCGCAGCTGTTGCTAATAATGGTGGTGGAAATTATAAAGTAGTTGAATATTCACAAAAAACAGTAGGTAAGTTCCTCGGTCCAAAAGATAACGAAGGTTTTGCTTTATTGAAAGTTGAATTATAATAAAAAAAGATAGAAATTTAAAAATATGAAAATACAATTCGAAAAAAATCCAGAACAAATTGAGCTTATCAAAGCTCTTGCTTCTGATAATAAAACTGTTGCTATGGAAGCCCAAGAAGCTTTCGCAGCATTTATAAGTGAAGTTGTACAGCAAGTTCTTTTACAAGCTGGCACAGCATCAATGATTTATCGTGACGTAGAATTTGACGAAGATGACTCACCATCGATTCCTCTCGACTTATACTATGGAATGAATGAAGGCACTATTACTGTTTGGTCACAAACAGTTGGTGGTGGTTTACCAACCAATTTCGTACAAGGTCTTCAAGAAATGAAGATCAATACGTATCGTCTTGACAGTGCTATTTCTATGGACAAACGTTATGTTCGTAGAGCACGTCTTGATGTTGTTGCTGCTGGTTTAGAGCGCATGGCCAATGAACTTCTTGTTAAACAAGAACGTAATGCATGGGCTGTAGTTCTTAAATTGCTTGCTGATGCCACAACACAAGGTAAAAAACACGTATTTAAAACAGGAACAGCTGGTACGTTCCAATTGGACGATATGAACAATCTCTGGACTTTAGTCCGCAGATTAAACGCTGCTTACACAACTGGTACCCCACAAGCTCTTCAAAGCCGTGGATTAACAGATTTATTTGTAAGTCCTGAAATCAAAGCTCAAATTCGCGCATTTGCTTATCAGCCAATGAACACAAGAAGTGGTGGCGGAACAAGTGCTGGTAACGTTGCTCTTCCTGATAGCGTTCGTGAAGAAATCTACCGCTCGGCAGGAACGAGCGAAATCTTTGGTGTAACAATTCATGAATTGTTAGAACTCGGAAAAAGTCGTAAATATAACGACTTATTCCAAAGTTTAGCCGGAGTAACATCATATACTCAATTTGATGGTTCTTCTTCGCCTGGATCTTTCACAAGTTCCTCGCAAGAATTATTGATTGGTGTTGATGCAAGCCGCAATGCGTTCTTACGCCCAGTAGCTATCCAAAGCGAAAGTCGTGGTCAAGTTCAGGTTCTTCCTGATGATCAATTCTTAGCCCGTAGTCAAAAAGTCGGCTTCTATAGTTTTGTAGAAGAAGGCCGCGTGGCTGTTGATGCTCGTGCAGCTGTTGGTTTAATTGTCTAATTAAATTAAATAGTTTAAAAATTAAACCGCCCCTTAATTGGGGCGGTTTTTTTTTAGATTTTTTATAAAATAAAAAATATCATTATTATGAATAATGCTAAAAAGCGTGGGCGTAAACCAAAAATCATGCAAGTCCATGGTAAAGATGAAAATTCTCTTCCTAGTAATATTTCGTCATCTTTAGATGAAATTTTAGGTGAAAAATTATCAATTTATACGGCTAAAAGTACAGATGAATATCGTGGACAATTAGCAGAAATGAATATGACTGATTTACAAGCCCATGCTTATAAGATTGGTTTAATTCCGACACAAGACCGAAAAGTTCTATCTGATAGGCTTGTCAATGAATTTATTAAATGGAATTCTAGATTTCAGTCACCAGATTCTAACGTTAATATTCAATCTATTACAGAATTAGATAATAAAGCACAAAAGATCTTAAGAGAAGGGGCTTAATTTTTGTGTAAATTATCATGTGAGTACTGAAATACAAAATTTAGAAGAATTTTTTAATAATGTATATTTAGATATCGGTGAGCCAAGTGATTATTCTGTATCTAGAGTATCCGCTTGGTTTTTAGATATTTCAAATTTAGGTAAATTAAATAATTTAATTGGCACATGTTTTGAAATTAAAGAACTTCAAGATAACCATTGTAACGTTACTGGGTATGAAATTTACCCATATTTTAAATCTGATCAATTAGCTATATATAAAATGCTATTTGATTATGAATATTTCAAAGGCGAGGCTAGAAATGTGGCAAAAAGCTCAGCTACGAAAGGTAGTGATTGGACAGATTTAAGAGAAGGTGATAGTAGTATTAAAAAAATTAATAAGAATGAAATTTCAAAGAATTTAAGAACTATGTCTAGGGACGCAAAAGAAGACTTAGATAAAGCTGTTAAAATGTATCTTAAATATAATGCCATTCCAGATCAAATTGCTGGGGACGATACGGAGGGGGTCACCCATTATATAATTCAAGACTACCAAAGAACATTAAATTAATATGGCAAGTTTAGTTTCAAATTCTGAAAAATTATTATTAAGTAGTGAATTTAATGACCTTCACGATACTTTTTCTAGACTAGTAACTGTTTATAAAACGCCCGAAAGAGTTGTTATCTCTACTGACAACAATTATAATTTTTTATATAATGATCAGGAATCTATCGAAGTAACATACGTTCCAATTAGTGGACAGTTTGATTGTCGTATTGAGTGGCAAGACCCTTCCAAAATGATGGGTTGGGGGGAAATTCGTGAAGAAATTCGCGGAAACCTATGTCGCGTAAAAGCTAAAAAAGACTTTGTAGATTTTATTAGCGATGCAGAGAAAATTGAAATCGATGGTCGCCCAGTACAATCTATGGGCACAAATCGTCCACATGGACTTTTTAATATAGATTTTTATACCCTATTTTTTAAGGAGAGCGAGTAATGGCCGGACAAATTAATAAAAGATTAATTCAAAAAGAAATTTTTAATAATCGAAATGTAAAAAAAATAGTTAGAGACCTTGTGCAACAAGAAGTTGAAAAAGAAAAAGCGTTATTTCGTGCAGAATTTGAATCTCACCCCGTAACTCAAGAATTAGAAGATGGAGAAAATGCATCTAATATTTCTAATACTCTTGGTGGCTATGGTAATTTGTTTTCTTTTTTGGGTTTTAGTAGGGGTACAAATCCTACAACACCCGTAAAAATTTTAATTCAAAAAATTTTATTAGATCGTAATGTCCAGGTAAGTAAAAATGGTTTTAAAATAAAAGTTAATATCCCATCTAAAGATGAATTTGGTGCTGTAACACCTTTACCATGGGAAGGTGGGCGTAGTTGGTTACTAGATGTCGAGCGTGGAATTTCTGGACTTGGTGCATTTTTATATGGACGTTTTACAAGTTCTCGTTCTGGTAGTGGTATTCAAAGTAAATATAATTATTCGAACCGCGTGTTTAGAAATGTAAAATATTTTAGTCAAATGTATAATAAATTTATTAAAAGATTGGGGGTTAAATGAAAGCTACATATATCAATAATTTAATGTCTAGTTTTTATTTATGGCTAGATCATGAAATTTTACATAAGGGAGAAGCTTTTATAAATTATAGTGGGAAACTTTATAACTCACCAGATCCAAATTTTCCAACGAACTCTGTTTATAGCGCGCCATTTCGTCAATGGGTTTATGATAGTAGTATACAAAATTCAAATATTCCTTCTGGTATTTTTCTTAATGGAAATTACATTGCGCGTGGTACAAGTGGATTAAATATTGATTTTAATAAAGGTAGGGCAATTTTAAATAATAATACAAATTCTAATAATGTTACGGTAAATTATAGTTTTAAAGAATATAATATTTATTATACAGATGAACGTGAGGAAAAATTGTTATTTGAAAAAGCATATAACGTAACACCTAAAATAACCCAAATTACTGGAGGGCTAACTTATTTAGATACTCCTTACCCATGTGTTTTTATAAAACATCGCATGGGCGAAAATATACCTTTTGCTTTTGGCGGGGAAGATACCACTCAAACAATAATTAGATGTATTATATTGGCTTCAAATAGTTTTTCATTAGATGGATTAATTTCTATATTAAATGATAGCGCTCGAAAGGTATTTCCAATATTAAATGCGCAAGATTTTCCATTTAATTATCTTGGAGATTTTAAAACGGGAAATAGTTTTAATTATAATGATTTATGTAAAAATCAGCCAGATTATAATTTAGTAAATATTAATAAAGTAACTGTCTCAAAATTAGATGAAATTGATAATTCTAAAATTAATAAAAAATGCGTGGCAGCTATCGTTGATTTTGAGTTAGAAAGCATAAGACAACCCAGAAACTAAAAGAATTTTAGGTGTCTGGAATAGATTAATGATGTAATTATACTTATGCCAAGAAATAGAACAATTTATAACGTGTTGGCTCTCTATGCTAGCCAAGTACCAGCAAGTGGAATGCAAACTGGAATTAATACTGTTAGACAGTTAGGCCGTGTCCAATCTTTTGATGAAGATTTTAGTAGAAATTTCACAGATGTAAACCAATTTGGTAACTTAGCCTCTATTGACCGTATTGAAACAGAGGCGCCCACTGTAAATGCAAGCATGTCTTACTATTTAACAGACGGTCTTAACGAAAGACTTCTTGGTTTAACTGCCGCAACGACCGGCTCTGCATCAAATTCTTCTTGTATTTCTGGGCTATTAACTAAAACCACAGATGAAAAAAATTACTATTTATTAATTGCTGACGAAGGTAACGATGCCGCCGGATATACAAACGCAAGAAGTGGTGTTATTGCTGTTGGTAATGCTTATATTACATCATATAGTGTTAATGCTGCAATTGGTGATATCCCAACTGCGACCGTAGATTTGGAAGCTTTGAATGTTCGTATTTATTCAAATCTTGGAGATGCAAGCGCAACACTTCGTGGTACTCCTTCTCCAGCAGTAGATCCAATTAATGGTCAGCTTTTAACGGGTTCCCGTTTCAGATTGCCACAAGCTTCTGCTGTTACTGGAGTCAATATTCCAACCGCATTACTTCCTGGTGACATTACTTTTACTCCTACTGGTATCTTAGGTTTTGATAATACTGACCTTAAAGTTCAAGATTTTACTTTAACAGTTGACTTAGCAAGAACACCATTACAAAGAATGGGTTCTCGCTTCGCCTTCTCTCGTGAAATCGATTTCCCAGTTACGGCTACATTAGAAATGAATGCTGAAGTTGGTGATATCCAAGGAACTGGAGATTTATCTAGTTTACTTTGCGATCAAAACTTGAACAACTTCACTATTACAATGAGAAGACAAGCTTGTGGTGGTACTGGAACAGCAGCCTTGACATATGAATTTAAAGGCGCTAAACTAACATCGCAAAGCTTTAGCTCTGCAATCGGTGACAATGCCACAATGAGTGCTACATTTGAAGTTCAAGTTGGTAGTGCCCAGCAAACTGATCGTGGTATCTTTATTTCTGGATCTTATGATCCATTCACGGTTGTTGTATAATTAAATATTAAATTATAATTAAATGGGCACCAAAAGGTGCCCATTTTTTTTATAAAGTGTAAAACTTTATAAGGCAAAGGTATTTTAAAGGTATGGATATTGATATTAATAATTTTATAAAAGGTATTATTTCTCGTGATATCAAAAAACTATATTTAAGTTTTTTATATATTCTTGAAGATTTGCGAGATCAACAAAAAATTTCTTATGATGAATACCAACGTTTAAGAAAGCGTGTTTTAGATACTGGCAATGATTCCTATAGAAATATAGAAGAACAGTTAAATAATTTTGATTTAGTATTAAATAAAAAATAACATAATTATATGAATAAATGGCTATACGAATTTAAATCTTTTGAAATTGTAAAAAAAGATGACGGATCAACTAATAAAATTGAACACAATTTTGCCCTATTAAAACCAAATAGAAGAATGCGTGAAGAGGCTGATTTATTTTATGCAGCTGAAACATCAAGATTTGCAAAAGCTGGAGTATTGCCTAAAGCCGCATGGAATACTATTTTATCAAATGGCGGTGGAAGTATCAGCGAAAATGATCGTGAAGTTTACGGTCAATTATTATTAAAATTTAGAGATTTATCATTTGAATTACAATCTATTTTAATTAAAGGCGAATCTGAAAAAAGCGAAAAAGAGAAAGCTCGTGTTGATGAACTTACTTCTGAATTGGAAGATATTAGAAAAGAAATTCATTCATTTGAAACTTCTCAAATATCCATTTTTGAAAATACAGCTGAAGCAAAAGCAAGAAATCGTGCAATTTTATGGTGGATATTACATATCGCTTATCAAAAAAATGATCAAGAATATTTACCAATTTTTAATGGAGAATCCTTTTCTGACAAATTATCTATGTATGATAATTATGAAGATAATGAAGATAAATATGAATTTATTCTTGGCGTAATTCGCAGAATTACTTATTTAATTACTCTATGGTTTTTAGGTAGAGCTGAGTCAGAGGACGATTTTAAAAATTACGACAAGGCATTTTTAAAAGATACGGAAGAGCCTTCTGAAAGTAAAAAAGAAGAAGAGCCATTACAAGAAGTAAATAATATACAAGAAATCGTAGAAATAAAGCCTGAATAATGTGCAAGAGCATAGCGAATATGGTAAAATATATAGTGAAATTAGCAAAGGTTTTTCACAGGCAGAAATTAATAATCAGATAATTTATTTTAAACATCCCACTATAGCCGAACATTTTGAAAATTACGCTAGTTATGATTTATTAGCTAAAATTGGTAAAAGTAAAGGTCTATCTTCTGAATCTGAAATTATTGACGAGGCTATCAATGGAGGTTGGTGGTCACGACAAAAAGAAAGTCAAATTTCCTTATTAGAAAAAACTATATCTAATTTAATAAAAACAAAAGAAAAATTACAATTCCTTTCACAAAAAAAGGATATCGATAGCCAAATTTTAAAAAATAAGGCTATTCTAATGAGTTATAATAAAGAAAGAAGGGATATTATCAGTTATAGTCTAGAAGATTTTATTAACAATAGGTTGACTGAACAATTATTAATATTTTTTACATATCAAGATTGCGAATGTAAAAATAAATTTTTTAAAGATATAAAAGATTATTATGAGAATAATGAAGATATAATAGAAAAAATTAAAAATACTTATTTTAATTATTCTTCTTTTTTGAATGAAAGAAATATTAAAATGACAGCTTCTTGTGGATTTTTTCAAAATTTAATTTATTTAAGCGAATCATCTTATGAATTTTGGGGTAGACCTACCGTTCAATGTTCGAAATATCAAATTGATTTATTATTATATGGTAAAATGTATAAACAAATTATTAAAAATTATGCAGAAGACGGTAAACCAATAAATGAAGAGGTGCTTTATAATCCAGAAAAATTTGTAGATTGGGTTGAAAATAAACAGGGTGGTAATACGGTAAAAAACCAAAAAACAGATAAAAGTAATGCCGTTAGTAGTTATGTTGGGGCGACACGCGAAGATTTAAAAGAATTAGGTGTAAAAGTGGAAAAAATTAAAGGCAAAAGCCTATTACAGATGGTAGAAGAAAAAGGCGGTACTCTAGAAAAATCTGACTATTTAAATGCGCGTATAAATAATTAATTAGTGTAAATAATTATATTACAAGGATTAAGGATAATTTATGGCTGCAATTAATTTAGATATTGGCGGTAATACTAGGCGTTTAGACAGGGATATACAAAAAACTGTCAATAAGGTCTATTCTATAAATCTTAAAACCAAAGGAGACCAACCTTTGGGACGTATTACTGGCAAAGTAAATGAATTTAATAAATCGTTAGATGCGTCTAACGCTCGTGTTATTGCGTTCGGTGCTAGTGCTGGGATTATATTTGGTTTAGAAAGAGCTTTTGGTGCATTAGTTAGATCCACGATAGAAGTTCAAAAATCACTCCAGGATATTAATGTTATTCTAAATGTTTCTAGCGAGCAGTTACAAAAATTCGGATCTGGACTTTTTAGTATCGCTCGTAATACTGGACAGTCATTTCAAGAAGTTGCTAAAGCAGCAACTGAATTTTCTCGTCAAGGGTTAGGGGTCACAGAAACTTTAAAAAGAACTAATGAAGCCCTTATCCTTGCACGTTTAAGTGGTTTAGATACAGCCGCGAGTGTAGAAACTTTAACTGCTGCTGTTAACTCCTTTGCAGACCAAGCAGTTACAGCGACAGAAGTTGTAAACAAATTTGCCACAGTTGACGCTGCTTTTGCTGTGAGTTCGGCAGATCTAGCAGATGCTATTTCGCGTGTTGGTAGCAGTGCTGCACAATCTGGTGTTAGTTTAAATGAACTTATTGCTATTGTTACATCTGCTCAACAAACTACTGCTCGTGGTGGTGCTGTAATTGGTAACTCATTTAAAACAATTTTTACGAGACTGCAAAGAGAAAAAGTTGTAGATCTTTTAGAAAGTTTGGGAATTAGTAACACAGACGCGAATGGTCAAGTAAAATCTACAATTCAACTTTTAACAGATCTTGGTAAAGTTTATGATACATTAGGTTCTCAACAGCAAGCTTATGTTGCCGAACAGGTTGGTGGCGTTTTCCAAATTAACATTTTAAAAGCTGCTCTTGCTGATTTAGGAAAAGAGTTCTCAATATATAATAGCGCATTAAAAGTTTCTGCTGGTGCAACAGACCAAGCTCTTCGTCGTAATGAGGAATTAAATAAATCTTATGCAGCACAAATTAACGCATTACAAGAAAATGCCAGACAACTTGCGGCAGCCGGAGGAGAAAGATTATTAGGGCCATCAATTGATCGCCTTGTTGGTGGAACTAATGCAATTTTAGGTGGTATAAATGAAGGAGATGGTCAAGGCATCGGTGCTCAATTAGGTAAAGGAATCATTGATGGCCTTGGCCAATTTATAGCTGGCCCAGGTCTTGTTTTAATTGGCGGCGTATTATTAAAATTATTTAGCGATCTGAGCAAATTTGCTACAGGAAGTTTTCAACAATTATTAGGTTTAAATACAGCGGCAACACAGCAAAAAGATTTACAACAAAGTATTACTCAAATTTTATCAAAAAATCCAGATCTTTTAAAATTAGCATTACAGGGAACAGAGGGGCTCAATACAGCCGCTAACGCTTTACTAGCAAATTTAAAAAATCAAACTGTAGAATTACAAAATCAAGAAAAAGTAGCAGCAAGAATTGCAAAAGCATTTGCGACACAAGCTGGCGTACGTGTTGCCGGTGGGATACCAGTTGTCCCAACTGGAAAAAGTGGTAAAGCCGCTGGTTACATTCCAAATTTTGCAGAAGAATTACAAGCTAAAGAACTTGGTGCAAAATCTAATGTTAAAGCTGTTCGCGGCATAGGTAAAATTGGTGGAAAGCCTTTTGAAGCTAATAATCAAGAATTTCAATTAAGAAATTTTGCAGGAACTGGCGAAACCGCAGTTATTCCAAAATATGGAAATGGAATAAAAGAAGCTGCTCAAATGATTGCGCGTGGCGAAAGCGGTTCAGTTTTAGACAAAAGTGATAGAAATAAAGCGATGGGTTTTGTTCCAAATTTTGCGACTGTTGATACTGTAGCAAATTTACAAAAACAGGCGTCAAAATCAGCTGGATTATTAAATCAATTATATAATGTTGGGGATCTAAAAGATAAAGGTATTCGTGATGAATATTTCAGACCCACAATAAAACGAGTTGCTTTACAAAAAAACGTATCTCAATATACTAAAGAGGCTGATAGTTATATTAAAAATGCTAGAGAAAAAGCTTCTTCTAATCCGTCTTCTATTAATAAAGTATTTCAAAATTTAAAATATGGTGGTATTCCAATTTACAAATTTACAGATAAAATTAAACCAGAAACTTTACTTGACCCTAAAAAAGATCGTTTTAATAATACTAATATTAAAGGAGCAATGGGAGAAATTGACTCTCAAAAGCGTTTTGGATCGGGTCGTCGTACAGCAGAAAAACAAGGAGATTTGTTCGGTGCCGATTTTGTTGTTAAAAAACAAGGTGGAAATTATTTAGTAGAATCAAAAATAACACAAAGAAAAATTCCTGATAATATCCTTATTGCAAAAGCTTTGCAATATGAGGGTAAAACAGCTGGAGGTAAATATAAAAATAGAACAATAGATGAAGTTAAATTAAAAAATATTATTTTATCTTA